CCCCCATTGGGGGGGGTTCCCTATCCAACCTTATTTGATTGGAGATCAATCATGGTCTATGATACCCGTACCTTCGGTGAGTTCACCACGAGACAGTTTACTGTCACGAGGTACACCTATGGTTTTCCGAATGGTCAACAAGTCCTTTTGGGAGTTGTTGGTCCACAAACCTTTATATCGCCTCCCATTTTTGGACAGCGATCAACGGTTTCTTCGGTTAGAGGCAAGAGACCTAATGGCTTTTCACTAAACAAGTTCGAGCTCGTCAAAGATGAGCTCCACTCCATGGACTCAAGCACCAACGTCGAATACATAAGAAGATTTCGATTTTGGGGTGAAGATTACATGGAGGTTTACAAACTTGAAGGTGACCTATCATGGTACCGTTATAATTACGACGGTGTTGTAGTAGGAGCCAAGGGAAATTTTCCCGGGATTGATCCAGCTTTCATGGAACAGAAAGCTGTATTGGGTGCTTATGGCAAAGCCACGGCCCCAACATTCGAGCTTGGTGTTAACCTCGGTGAACTGAGGGAGACATTCGAGATGCTCCAGAACCCCTTTTCTGCCCTCCGGAAACTGCTTACGCAGAAACGCAAGAGGATAGACAACCTAGCTGGTACCTGGATGGAACATCGATACGGCGTTATGCCGTTGGTGTATACCATAAAGGATATCATTGAGGCTGTGAAGACAAAGGATCGGAAAATTTCCGATCACTTGTATTCTGGGCGTTCTCAAACAAAGGTCCAGTTTTGTGAGCGAATTGTAGACATTCCCATTGATATAATGGGGCTAAAATTTCAGGCTTGTCGGTATTATACTACGACATTCCGAGTTGCGGCCATCTGTTATTACCAATGGCGAAGACCTCCCACTTTGAGCTATATGCTCGGGACGGATTGGTCTGCTATTCCTGCAATTGCATGGGAGCTTACAAAGCTTTCATGGCTGGTGGATTGGTGGTTAGGTGTTGGCGATTTCTTGAAGGCACACCGCCGTTCTGGCGATATGATCTTCATGGGTGACTGTGCAACCCATATCCGTGAGGATAAGGTACTTTACACAGTTATGGGAGAACCCACGTATTGGGGTATTCCATTTTCACCTAATCTCATGACTTGCGTTTCGACGCATACAGAGATTTATCGTAACCCTGCTGCAGCCCTAACAAAGTTTCCTTTGTTAGATGTTTCTTGGCATTCGCTGGCTCACACCATCGATGCCCTTTCCCTATCTTGGCAGAAAATGCCCTTCAAGCATTAGCTTGAAGAAACACTTTTGGAGTCACTATGAGCCTGCAAAATGCAAGTCTCGCAAGCAACCCTACCTCCCTTTCAGTAACGGGTGGTACTGCAAAATCCTTCCAGGTAACTGGTGAGGAAGTCAAGAATGGTGTCGCTCTCGTTGATATCTCCGAGACGGATCCCCGACTACGTCGGAAGATCACTGTACGTTCGGTTCCATCAAAATTACAGCCGGACGGGTCCTACTCAAAGGAAAAACGATGGGTCACATTCCGTGTCCCATCTCTGGATGCAAGTGGCAACGTCGTTGTCGATATCTATCGGTATGAGGCTAATGTAGCCCCCACTACGGTAAGTACCACCGACCTCAACCAGCGCCTGACATTTAGCCAGACTCTGTTTGACACTGATTTCGAGACTTTCCATACAACTGGAAGCCTCTATTAAGCACCAGAAACCCTTTGTGTAACCCTTGGAGGTACACTATGCAGAAGAAATTCTGTACCGATGATATAGCCAGACGCGTCTGGTTGTATCTCGCCAACGATTTCCAAACCACCTTCGGCCCGACTTTTCAGCTGGGTGCTCAACACGCCCTTAATAAGGGTGTTACTGAATTCAGGGACTTTAAGTTCCCTGAACTAGGTTTAGTTGAGCCGTACCGTTTTAAGGCACAAAACCAGCTTGAGTCGTGGTTGAAGAAGTACCGATTTAAGAACGATAAGTACTCTGATAAGGAGTTAGAGGATATTACAAATACCTCTTACCTAACCCACCAAGAAACCTTGGCGGCCCATCAGTTTACTGACCCTGTCGCATCTCCGCTATTAAAGCGTATGCGCCAGATTATCAAATCCATTTTGGGTAACCCTGATATGGAGGAGATCTGGTCTCTTAATCGTTTTGGCAGGAAGAGCAGTATCGGTTGCCCGCTCCGTGACGCCTATTTAGACGTCAAAGTTTCGGAGCAAACAGCTTTTACGAGCTCGTCAGCTGGTTACAAAGGTTTCATGGCGTACCTTAAGGGTGATTCTGTCCTTAAGCGCACCATAGATAGTTCTGTGGTTTTAACTGCAGAACTTGAGACCTTTGCGATTAACGCGTTGGCATTGGTTAATGTTGAAAAGAGCTGGAAAACAAAACGGTCGATCACGCCTCTTACCCTCTTGGATCTTTTTCAATCCTACGGTATCGGACGTGTTATCCAAGATCGTCTCCAGGTTGTTGGAATCGATATTAGACATCAGCAGCAAAAACATCGCAACTGGGTCAAAGTATTCTCTAACACCCTGACTCATGCTACGGCAGATCTTTCGCGCGCAAGTGATTGCATAACGATAAGCCTCATGTTGAGGTGTCTGCCTCGTAAATGGTTGGCACTTATAAAACCCCTTCTTAGATCACAAATCGAAGTCGGTGGTAGAATGTGCTATACCGAGTCAGTACTTCCTATGGGAAATGGTTTTACCTTCCCTTTGGAAACTCTTATCTTCTACGCATTGTTGCGTGGATTGAGCGAACTTACGGGTACGAAAGGACTGATTTCTGTGTACGGGGATGATCTTATCTATCCTCGTCGCCTCCATCGGTATGTTCCCCGAAGCCTTCGGGCTTTAGGGTTTAACTTAAATTTGGAGAAAACTTATGTCAGTTACCCGTTCCGTGAGTCCTGCGGTTCTGATTTTTACCGCGGGGTTGATGTGCGACCTGCTGTTTTGCAAGGCACATGTCAGTACTTATCTCCTTCTCAATTTTGTTCCTTCTTGTACAAGTGCTATAACAGCCTTGCTCGGAGGTGGGATAGAGTTGAGCTCTCATCTACGTTCGACTTTCTTATTTCTGAAATCGAGCGAGTGGGGGGAACTGTTTGGTATGTTCCCCCTTCTTATCCTGATACGGCCGGTATTAAAACAAATAGCCCACAAGGGCGATGTCTTGTTACCGGATTCCATCAGGGAACGCGCTATTACCAGTTTCCATACTTGGCTGAAGTCTCGGTTTCTCTGAGACACGTCAGGTGTACGGAAATTTACTACTGGGAAAAGCTGCGTGATGGGACTCAGGCTTTTAAAGATCCAACAGACTACAACTTTGTGGCTAATGACGATCCCCTGCCTAGTTTAGCAGATATGGGATTCCATGAGCCAGGTATTTCTCCAATTCTTTGGAAGAAATCTCGGTATCGTACCGCAAAGGGGTGGAAAGTAGGTCGGACCAAAGCCTTTTCACATGATAAGAATAAGCTCAAGTTCGTTAACCAAAAGGCCACAGTCACAGACTGGGCTTAAGGGATAACATCCCCAGGG